TTTTGCAGAAAGCATGTACGGTAATTCCTCTTAGGAAGGATTATTATAAGGTTCTATGAATCTTATACTAATCCTTAATATATAAAATTATGACAAAAGAACTAGAATTAAACCAAGTATGGCCAAACTGGCCCTTTCCTACTTCCAAACCAGAGCAGGGACCTAAAATAGATAATACAATGTATTCTCCTACTTTTATTACAGCTAATAACAGTACAGATACTATTACTATTCCTATGCCAGGAACTACGGGTGGTGCAACATTTGTATTTGCTGATGACGAGTACGAAGAAGAAGACTCTACTCTAAATATTTTAGATGAACGTGCAAAAAATTATGGTCCATTTATTGATATGGCAACCATTACACAAAACCTTAAAGAAATTCTACACGCTGCGCCAAGCTGGGAAAATATGGATGCAGATCAACAGGAAAGTTTAGAGATGATAGTGCACAAAATAGCGCGCATCTTAAACGGCCGACCAGACTATGCAGATAGCTGGGTTGATATTGCTGGATATGCTCGCTTAGTGTCTGAGCGACTAGAAAAAGGTATTATACGATAATTGAAGCAGCCCAGCGACAAAGTAAACACACTATTACAGTAAAAAACGTTTAATGGTTGCTTGGGCCGGTCTTCAAATTACTCTCTTGACTTGAGAGGTTGAATTTAGTATAATAACTACTATGTTTAATCAAAATCAAAAACGCGTTGGCTTTGCGTGTAAAATTCAAAGCTCAGAATCTACAGATGTAGTGAACTGCCAAACTAAAGGCACTACCATTACATGGCTTAATAAACAATCTAAAGACATAGCTGCTGAAAGACTATGGGCTTTGATGCGTACTAATATTCAAGCTCTTGAAAATCAAGCTGACTGGATGGCACAACAACCCGCAGGTCTACGTATGTTTAGATTAAGTAGTGATCTACTTACTGGATATTCACACGATGACTGGATGTGGTTCTACTTCCAAGCAGATGTAGTAGACTTTCTAGAAAAGAATCTTTCCCGTATCGGTGATAAGTTCCGTGCAGCAGATGTACGCGTTAGCTTTCATCCAGGTCAGTTTTGTGTGCTTGCCTCAGATAATGAAGGCACAGTTGAAAAGTCACTTACTGAGTTTGAGTATCATGCAGATATTATTCGTTACATGGGTTACGGTCGTAAGTTTCAAGACTTTAAATGCAATGTACACGTAGGTGGCAAACAAGGTCCCAAAGGGATTATCTCAGCTCTAAAGCGACTAACACCCGAAGCACGTAATACACTTACCATCGAGAACGCAGAGTTCTCATGGGGTATTGATGCCTCACTAGAACTAGTAGACCACTGTGCCTTAGTTCTTGACATTCATCATCACTGGATTGCTAGTGGTGAGTATATTCAGCCAAATGACCCTAAGGTTAAGCGAATTCAAGATTCATGGCGTGGTGTCAGACCAGTTATTCACTACTCTATTAGCAGAGAAGACATACTCATTGATCATTGTGGACAAACTCGCCCAGACTTTCGTGAACTCAAATCACAGGGTTTTACTGCAGCTAAACTTCGTGCACATTCAGAATTTTACTGGAACAAAGAAGTTAATCAGTGGGCTGGAACTTTCTTAGAGTCAGCAGACATTATGTGTGAGTCTAAACAAAAGAATACAGCCAGTAGACAGTTTGCAGAAGAAATAGGTCATGTATGACAATATTAGGCTCAATAATAACTATTATCTTTATACTTGAAATATTATTAGTAATAAGTATTTCTGTATGGCAAATATATAAAGAAGACGTTAAATGGTACATAGATACTAAAACCCAGAAATACTGGCGATAGTTCAATGGACAGAACAATAGCCTTCTAAGCTATCAATCTAGGTTCGATTCCTAGTCGCTGGACCAAATATACACTTGACTTTGATCTCAAATTAGAGTATAATATATACTTAATTGGAGATTATTATGGCAGGATATAATAAAGAATTTTTAATAGATGCTTTTATGAGCAGATATATTACGTGTACGCTTTTATCTATTGATACACTAGAGAGTATGGAAAAAATGGCTTCTGACTTGTATGATCAAGTTGGTCGTGACAAGTTTCGCGTTTATGCTTCCTTAGATGCAGAAGCAATTAAAGAATTTAAAAATTTAAAATAATTTTTTCTGAGGTACACAAGCGTACCACCTAGCCCATTGGCAATAATTATTGCGAACCTAAAATCACGGGCGCAGTTACCTCAGATCCTTATTTATGAAATCATTATGGAAACTATGGGCAAAAGCTCTAGGAGAAAAAGCAGGTGAGGATAATCAAGCTGATCGGGTGGCTATTATTAGAACTTGTATAGTACTAGGGTATATAGTAACAAACTTATTTATTATTGCTGGAGTTATTAGGCATTGGTAATATTTGCCCCGATGGTGGAATTGGTAGACACGCTGGTCTTAGAAGCCAGTGCGCAAGCATCCGAGTTCGAGTCTCGGTTGGGGCACCAGCTATCTCTCTAAAGCGTTATCAGGTTGCGTACACGGTTTGGGGCCGTGTGGTCAAGGTTCGAATCCTTGTAGAGAGACCACTAATATAAAGATTATAGATGTTAAGAGGCATCTTTAAAACTTCTTTTGGGGGGATATAGTTCAATGATAGAACACTAGATTCCGATTCTAAAAACGCGAGTCTGATTCTCGCTATCTCCACCAACTTTTTCACACAACACACTAAGGAAACATTATGTTTACTATCGAATTTTACATTGATAACTTTCAATCAACAAAGAAACTTATCACAAATCAAATTTTTACTGACCCTAAACTGAACAAAGTTGCTCATAAGTTTATTGATGCACAAACCCAGTTTGCTAAAATGTTGGTTCAGAATACTACTGATATGAGCAAGTACTCAGTAGACGGATTTTCTGACATTTTTAATCCAACAAAAGCAAAGGCATCTAAAAATGACTAAATCTCCATTTGAAATTCGTGCAGACCTTTTAAAACTTGCACAAGATCATTTAGAAAAACAGTACACGGCTAATCTTAAGTTTACTACAGAAGCATACATGAAAATGGTAGATGCTGGAGTAGCTGCAACTGAAAATATGCCTAAAATGTCATTTCCTACTACAAAAGATATTCTTGATCAAGCTCAAGAGTTTTATTCTTTTGTGAATAAAAAATGATGAGTTTTTTATCTTATCTCAAACAGCTACTAGAAAAAGATATGCCTATGCAACGTTTTATTGAAGATCACGACCCAAAGTCGGTATACGAAGTAGAACAGCTACAAAGAAAATACGAATTCGTCGTAAAAACAAATCACACATACATTTAATATTAGGAAATCACAATGAGCAGCTTGCAGTTGCATGGACGTACTTATGTAGTATTTGATGCTAACAATAAGGAACATCGAAAATGGTTTGCAGAATTTAATGCAACTCGTAAGTGGGGTACATGCCCTGTACGTTTTGTACTTAATGATGCTCATGGTGATTTAATAACACAACTCCAAAGAGAACTAATACAGTTCTACGTTGATAAAGAGTTTTTTACAAAAAAAGTCTTGGACACGCAGACTTAAAAGCGATGTGATAGTAAGTGGAATTCTTACACTTTCCTCTGCAAAGAGGAATTTTATAACTGTGAATGGGAAAGTTAGGACAATCGGCCTATCTACTAAGGTATCAATCTGCCTATAGTTTCAAAGTCCAAGAAACATAAAAGCCTTGAGATTAAATTCGCATGGGTATAGGTGAAGCATATAGCTTCTTAAAATCACAGTAGAACAGTTATAAAATTAAGATCCTTACGGGACAATCAGGTGAAAGTCCTGAGTTTCTATTTGAGCCGTAAAAGAATAATAATGCAATATAATGTAACTGGTTTAAAAAATTACGGATTTCTTAGTGCTAAATTTTCAGAATCTGATTTAGCACCTTTAAAAAAAGAAATCCATAATATACAAAATAATTTTGAGTTATATGAAAAGCAAAAATACAATACAGAATTAGCTGGAAATATTAAACGAGAGTATGAATTAGTAAAGTCTAAAACTTATATTGAACAACTGTTAGTACCTCTGCTCGATGCATATGATAAAGAATTTAATTACCTAAAAAACTTTAATATTACAACAGGTAATATAGAAATTGTATTAGATACATTTTGGGTCAATTTTCAAAAGAAATATGAGTTTAATCCTATACACAACCACTCAGGACTATATAGTTTCGTAATATGGACTAGTGTTCCATATTACATGGAAGAAGAGCGCAAATTATCTCCTGGAGTTGAATCTAATTTTAATACGGCTGGAATGTTTAGTTTTTTATACAATGATAGTATTGGAGCAATAAAATCCTGTAATATTCCAGTAGATAAAAAAAGAGAAAATAATATAGTAATTTTCCCCTCTAATTTTCAACATATGGTATACCCATTTTTTTCTAGCGATGAATATCGAATTAGTGTTTCTGGTAATTTTAAATTGAAGGTTTAGGATATAATAAAATGATTAAATTAAATAAGTTTTTAAATGTTATCAATTACACCATACACGATAAATCATTTTTAGAAAACACAATCTACAACCAAGAAACAGACTTGGTATGTGAGATTAGTTATGGTAATTCAGATCACTACTTAACGTGCGTATTTGATGTAGTCAGTCAAGAAATTTTAGAAATCACAGCTGAAGATTACGCACAAGAAAACTACTATCGCTGGACTACACAAGACTTTGTGGAAACACAAGAAAAACAAACAAATGCTGTAGGTAAAAAATACTGTGAATTAGAAGTTGCAGAAGATATTCTAGAAAAAGCATCTGCTATTGTTGATGGTAGAGCTTATGATACTAGAGTTTCAGTGCCCTTTGAACTTAGTGATGAAGACTTTATGGTGTTTGCTCGTACTGCACATGAAAAAGACATTACTTTTAACCAATTAGTGGAACGTGCTTTACGTTCTGCTATTGATAATCATTCCCTAAAGAAAGAATTTTAATATGGTAAAACCTAAAAAACCTGTCGGTTCAATCCCAATGCAGCCAGCAGGACCTCGTGTTCCTGCAATGCCTATGACACCTCCAAAAAAGAAACCTAAATATTAAAGATACATTATGGCTTACAGAGCAAAAACTAAAACTCAGGCAGCTGTACGTAGACAACTACGTAAGCGTAAATAATTGTGGCTAAATTTAAAGCGCACCATAAGCGTAGTATTAAAGCTACAGCAAAACGAGTACTAAAAAAGAAATAATTAGTATGCCTCTAGTGTAATTGGCAGCACGTCGGTCTCCAAAACCGTTAGTCAGGGTTCAAATCCCTGGGGGTGTGCCAAAGTATGATCGTATGAAGTTAATCGAAAGTAGTTCTGGACGGGGGTGCGAATCCCCCCAGGTCCACCATAATAGGATTTAACATGGATGAAACATATTCACTTTGGAAGTTTGTTAATGTAGATTGTGTCAACTACATTTGTATTAACAATTATTCCAGAAGACATGCTAGACGTATTATGGTGGGCCTGTTTTAGAATCGACAGGGCAATAAGTACAAAGATGGACGGTCCGACAGAGTTGTCGTTAACACTAAACAAAAGTAAACGCAAACGACTCACAGTTCGCATTAGCAGCCTAAACTCTGCTTAGGGTTCCGCCAGTTCCTCGTAACAGAATACTGGCACCAAATATCGCGGTGAGTCAGGGTAAAGGCAAGTCTCATAAGCTCCGCCTAGAAGGTTCGAGTCCTTCCGCCGCAACCAATTAGTACAAGATGAAAAAATTAAATATTCAGCAAGTTAAAGCTTATATAGAGTCACAAAGTCCAAGTACTAAAATCTATATTGGTGCAGACTCTATAAGAGTAAAGCGACATAATCGCTGGTATGCTGAATATACGTTAGTAGTTGTAGTACATATTGATGGTTGTCATGGTTGTAAAATTTTTGGTGAAACACATACAGAATTAGATTATGACCAAAAGCAGAGTAAACCCTCCATGAGACTTATGAATGAAGTGTATAAAGTATCTGAGCTATTTCAGAATTTAAAAGAAGTTCTAGAAGATCGTAAGGTAGAAGTACATCTAGATATTAATCCTGATGTCTCTCACGCATCTAGCTGTGTTGTTCAGCAAGCTATTGGTTATATAAAAGGTACGTGTAATGTAATACCAATGGTTAAACCAAATGCATTTGCTGCCAGTTATGCAGCCGATAGATATAATAGTTTGAAAACGGCATAATATGGAATCACTAGTATACAGATTACGTAAACGTGCAGAAATACGTAGACAAATTAAAGATCGGAAAAGTGTTCAAGAGGGCGCTCCTGACCGTATTGCAGATTTATTAGAAGAAGCAGCTTCGCGAATAGAAGATCTAGAGGCTGAAGATAAAGAGTTAGAAGAATTTTTTATTAATATTAAAGAACTTGCACGTAAGTTAGACATAAAATAAAGTATGCAGGTGTTAGTTTAGTGGTAAAACCTCGGATTGTGATTCCGATATCATGAGTTCAATTCTCGTACGCCTGCCCAAACATACCCCTATAGTTTAATGGTAAAACGGCGGATTTATATCCCGTAAGCAACAGATAATTGGTTCATGTGGGTTCGACTCCCGCTGGGGGTACCACATATGGCAATAACATTTAAAAGTATTAAATCCCTAAAATTAGGATTACTTGATTTCTTTGATTTCGGAAAGTATCAGAATTGTAGGGTTGACTCTATAGTTGAAATGGATTATAATTATATAATGTTCTTACACAATAACAATCAAAATATGTTTAACTCAGAAGTCGTAGATAGATGTATATTATTAAAAAGTGTAAGAGATAATGAAAAACATTATCAAGAAGAAATATTACCATTTGAGGACATACCATTTTGACAACAGAAAGTCAACTTAAAGAAATTACGGGTATTCTGCAAGAAGAGTGTGCAGAAGTAATCCAAGCAGTTAGTAAAGTAAATCGTTTTGGTTTAGATAATTTTAAGCCAGGAAACAATAAAACTAATAGACAACACCTAGAAGAAGAATTAGGTGATTTAGTTGCCATGATCAATATCATGTGTGAAACTAAATTAGTAAATGAGCATAGTATTGAGGCAGCTGCCCGTGCTAAATTGGAAAAACTTAAACAATGGTCAACTATATATGAGTAAAGGCTCAACCCCTAGACCCTTTAGTGTTGCTAACGAAGAGTATGCCTCACGTTGGGATGCTATATTTGCTAGAGATAATAAGCCAGAATATGAGGCTGATGATGGTGCGCTTACAGATGAGCAAATTAAACAAATTATTGCAGGTGCAGAAGTCAATTCAGATACTGGCGAATATACTGAGTGCTCACTAAGTGAGCTACCACCATCAAGATATAAATAATATTTATGCGGGGTTCGTATAGTGGTAATACCTTAGCCTTCCAAGCTAATGCTGACAGTTCGATTCTGTTACCCCGCTCCAATACGCAACGGTGGCAGAGTGGTCAAATGCACGGGATTGCAAATCCTGAAAACCGTGAGTTCAAATCTCACCCGTTGTTCCAGTTTTAGGTTCCAAGGTGTTCATGGACGCACACAGCACTGTCACTGCTGAGGAGAGGGATCGTTACCCTCTGGTACCGCCATAATTTTGCAATGCTCATTATGAGGTTGCACACGGGCAGATTGCCCAAATGTTCTTGCTTATAAAAGGAGAAAATATATGACAGAACTTAGAGTTGGTACCATTAATTTTGGACCATTTAATCGTACGTTAATTGGATTTGATCAGGTTTTTGACACTTTAGAGTATCGAAACTCAGTAAATTATCCACCTTATAATGTAATTAAATCCGATGAGAATAATTACACTGTTGAAGTTGCGGTAGCAGGCTTCAAGAAGAAAGAAATTACAGTACAGTTAGATAAGGAACAATTACTGATAAAAGGTACAAAACAAAAAGATGAACAAAAGCAACAGTACTTACATCACGGATTAAGTGCTAGAAGTTTTAATCATCAGTTTACTATTGCTGAGCATATGGTTGTAAAGTCCGCTTCAATGGAAGACGGTATTCTTACAGTAGTATTAGAAAGAAAATTGCCAGAATCTAAAAAACCTCGTATCATTGAAATAGAGTAAACCATAAAGAGGACTAGCCATTAGGTTAGTCCTCTTTTTAGTTTGTAATTTTGAATCTATAAATATGCACTTGAATAGTGCATTAAAGTTTGATATAATATCAATCTATTCATTCGATTATAGTTATTAGAGTGAAAAGTAAATTTTGCGAGTGTGGTGAAATAGGTAGACGCAAGGGACTTAAAATCCCTCGCCGCAAGGCATGCCGGTTCGATTCCGGCCACTCGCACCAAGTCAGCAGGGCCGTTAGCTCATTAGGTTAGAGCAGTGGACTCATAATCCATTGGTGGAGTGTTCGAATCACTCACGGCCCACCAAACAACTAGTAAGGAAATTAAGTGGCAACTAAGAATAAAGCAACACCAGCCCCGTCTGGAAAATCAAACAGATGGGAAGTTAATCGTAAACGTAAATTGGAAAAACAGTTAAAGTTGCAGCCAAACAATGAACAAGTAAAGTTAGCTTTGCAAAATATTCATCGTCGTCGTAAAACTCCTACTAATCGTGAATGGTCAAAAAGCTGGATTCGCATAGCAAAATTATTTAAATTATTCTCGGGTAGGTTTGATCGTAGTATTATGAGTTCAAATCAAGCAGTAGCAGGATCAGCTCTACAAAAACCTGGTAAGTTTGTACAACAATCACAAAAACTAATGCAAGTGTCAGATAAAAATTTCTTCTCACTTGGTGCTCGCCTTCAGGGCGGTAAGTAAGGATGGATATTTTAGATTGTTATATACTATTTTGTTTAACAACAGCAATTACAGCAGCAATAGAACTACTTCATCCTGTTATACTAAAACAAACTGAAAATGCAGGAACAGTTGATTCAAAACTAACAATTTATACAGTATTTATTGTAATAAGTACTATGTTTGCTCCTTTTATATTTTTTAGCTGTATAATTCCATCATGGGGAGAACGATTTAAAACTTCTCTTCATAAAGGGCTATTCCCTGAAGAATAAAAAATTTGCAGTTGCACTGTAGTGCCAAATTGTGTATAATATATACTTAAACAGCAAATCAACAATCATGAAAACACTATCATTTAAATACACAAAAGCAGACGGAACAACATCAAATCGAGTACTGGCAGTAATGGTATCTCCTAATACTATGTATGAAGGCATTGATATCAGTAGTCTTGAGTCAGTAGAAATGGCTATGTTTGAAGTAGCTATGGATGCAGCTTATACAGATTATCTTAATAAAGTAACTCTTATTAAAGATGAGTATGACTTGAACAACAATTATCGTAGGTTTGATCCTACTAAAATGACTGATGTTGAGATTGAAGTTGTTTAAGTATTGACTAAAGTCGAAACAATTATGTAGTAATTATGGAACAAAAAATTAATAATCCTAGAAAATTTAGAGTTTGGGATAGTAAACTACTACATGATAGCTTACAGTTATGTGTACAGTATCAAACCGCAATTGAAGAATCAATAATGAGTTCAGAAAAAACTCTAGAAGAAAACGAAGTACTAATTTCAACATTACCTACAGAAACTCTTTACGATTTAACTAGTTGCTATATCTCAATGTACGAAAAATTATTAGCTGAAGGTTTAATTCAATCTAATATTAATCTTGCAGGTTTAAATAAAAATAACATTCATTAAGGAAAAATAAAATGGCATGGACAGACGAAGACAAACAATCAGTTATCGAAGCATATAAAGCAGGTAACCCTACTCCTGAAAACTCTACAGAGTTGATTAAAGAAATTGCTGAAGACATGGAACAAAGCGCTAATGGTGTCCGCATGGTTCTAGTGCAGGCTGGTGTTTATGTGAAGAAAGAGGCATCAACCTCAACAAGTAAAACTAGTACATCTAAATCCACAGGTGCTCCAAGAGTTAGTAAAGAGTCGCAAATTGCTGAACTCCGCACAGCTATTGAAGCAAAAGGTGGCGAAATTGACGATGAAATTCTTAGCAAGCTGACTGGTAAAGCAGCTGCATATTTCACTAAAGTTATTACTGGTTAATAATTAGGCAGCCTAGTGCTGCCTTTTTTATTTATAATTAAGGTTTACACGGAGAACTTATATGGCGACACGCAAAAAATCAGCTAGTGAAGACGAATTAATGACAGAATCGAATATTATTCGAGTTATCCGTCTACTTGAACCTACTGAAGAAGGTGTCAAACCTATTACTAAAAAAGACGCTTGCCAAATTCTTGGTATGGCGTATAATACTACACGTCTTGGTACTATTATTGAGGATTTCAAAAAGACACAAGCCCGTAATGCTGAACGCAGGGCTGCGTTACGTGGTAAGCCTGCAAGTAAAGAAGATATAGTTTATATTATATCTGAATATCTCAATGGTGAAACCATTGACGCAATTTCCAAGATGACCTATCGTTCTAGTAATTTTATTAAACATATATTAGAATCAAATTCTGTACCAATTAGAATTCCTGGTCACACATACTTTAAACCAGAACTTATACCTGAAGGCGCTATGCGTGAAAGATTTCAAGTTGGGGAAATAGTTTACTCTGCGCGATATGATAGTTTAGCCCGTATTGATGCAGAACAAAAAACACAAAAGTATGGTTATATTTATAGAGTATGGTTGTTAGCAGAAAAATGGCTACAGTCAGCTAATCAAGAAGCTTACGAGTTGGCTTCATTACAACATCTTCGTGAACTTGGTGTAAGGATTTAAAATGACTGAACACGAACCTGAATTCTATGAAAAACTAATATACGAGAACGAGCCAAAAGGTTATCAGCTAAAGTTAGTTGTTAATGAATTTAGGGGGCTTCAGTATATACACCTACGTAAATATTTCTTATCGTATGAAGGTGAATATATACCTAGTAGAGAAGGTGTAAGTATGGAGGCTTCCATTCATAATATCTTATCCTTACTAGAAGGACTAATGGAAATATGTTCTTTTGAGGAGTCAGATGCCACTATACTTGAGTTTTTTAGTGCTAAGTTAGCTACTAAAAACTCTAGCTTGCCCGAGACTCTTTAATTTGTTATAATATATTATAAATTAAGGAAAAGCCATGAAAAAGACAGTTGCAGTATTTATACACAACCCACAATGTGAAACTGAATGTGCTTTGGGTATGATTGAAGGATTAGTTAATGACTTCAACATCCGTACTTTTGGTATTGCTGAACTTAATATTGAATTCTTACGAACAGTAGATGCAGTTGCATTTCCTGGTGGTATTGGCGATGCAGATGATTTCTTTGATATTTTTACTGAAACTCACATTGATGCCATACATACTTTCATAGGTGTATTTAACGGCAAGTATTTAGGTATTTGCATGGGAGCATATTGGGCAGGACCTGATTACTTTGATGTAGTAGTTGATCTAGAGGTAACACAGTATATTACACAACCTGTTGCAGATATTGACTATGAAGGACCTACTGTTGCAAATGTAATATGGGATGGTAGTCCTGAAACAATGTACTTCTATGATGGCTGTGCTATCGTGGGAGACAATATGGATGGAGTAGTTGCTAGATACGCAAATGGTAGTGCTATGGCGGTTATCCAAGGTAACATAGGCGTTATTGGGTGTCATCCTGAAGCACAGGCATCATGGTATGATGATGTTGAAGATAATTATAAACATGATTATTATAGATATTATCACAAAGTAGCAATGGCAGACTTTGTAAAAGAACTAGTAAACGAATAAAATTCTGACTTGAACTTTATTATTAAATATTGTATAATATAGATTATGAATAAATTAAAAGCCTACCTTGACGAAGCCTCAATTTCCTATTATTCTGGAAGCCCCATCATCTCTGATGAGGCTTTTGATCGTCTAGCAGAAAGTTCAGGATATTCTAAGTTAGGTGCTAAACAGCATGATAATATTGCTAAACATTTATACCCTATGTATAGTTTGCAAAAGTATTATGCTGATGAGGGTGAAGCCCCTTTAAAAGGTGTTACAAACATTAGTACAACACCTAAACTTGATGGTGCAGCAGTAAGTCTTCTTTATATCAATGGCGAGTTAGTACAAGCACTAACTCGTGGTGATGGTATTGAAGGCACCGACATTACAGAAAAACTAATTTCTAGAAAAGACTTAGTTCCTTTAACAGTCCAAAGATTAGGTATGTTTCAGGTTACTGGAGAAATTGTAGCAATAAAAGAGATTCCTAATAGTCGTAATTATGCTGCTGGTTCATTGAATCTTAAAGACTTTAATGAATTTAAAACCCGTGCAATTTCATTCTATGCATATGGAGTATACCCATATCAAGCTAGTGAATTTGTAAAAGATATGATACTATTGAAAGTCCAAGGGTTTCAAACAGTTCTAGAAAAAGATTTGCATAATATTTACCCCTGTGATGGGTTAGTATTTAGAGCAAACAATAACGAAGAATTTGAAAACTTTGGATACACAGCCAAACATCCACGAGGTGCTTACGCTAGAAAAGAGCGTCAAGAGGCTGTAGAGACTACAATCCTATCTGTTGAATGGAGTGTGGGTAAGTCTGGTAAAGTTACTCCAGTAGCTCATTTAGATCCAATTTATATTGGTGACAAGTTAGTGAGTAAAGCAACATTAAATAACCCTGGGTTCATAGAGATGTTGGATATTTGTATAGGCGATCGTGTCGGTGTAGTACTAGGTGGAGAAATTATTCCCTGTATTACTCACAAGGTAGCAGCATAATAAAATTCAATTATTCGAGCTATGGTCTAGGCATACAAAAAATAGACTTGTCAAAGCATTCCATTTCCTGTATAATTACTACTTAAATTGAAAAAACTATGCAAAAGATTGAAATTCCTACAACTTGTCCTTGCTGTTCCTATAAACTGGAAATGGTAAATGAACAACTGTTTTGTAGAAATCTATCGTGCGAGGCTCAATTAGGTAAAAAGCTAGAGCATTTTACTAAAACTCTTGGTATCAAAGGTTTTGGACCAAAGACTATAGAAAAACTAGGTCTAGCTGATATAACTGAACTTTTTTACTTAGATAGGGATTCTGCAATAGAGTCTTTAGGTAGTGAAAAAGTAGTGGATAAGCTCTTAGATGAAATCGAGAGAGCTAAAGGTGCTGATCTAGCCACCGTTTTAGCCGCTTTTTCTATCCCATTAGTGGGTGGAACAGCTTCTAAAAAAATTGCTGGTGTAGTTAGTTCTATAGAAGAAATTACTCAAGAAACTTGTAAACAAGCAGGTCTTGGTGAAAAAGTTACTTCTAACTTACTGAATTGGATTAATCTGGAATATCCAGAAATGAAAGAGTTCTTGCCATTCTCTCTCAAGTCCGACAATGTTAAATCTAGTAAGACTGATGGCCCCACTGTCTGTATTACTGGTAAATTGACTTCATTTAAAACAAAAGCCGAAGCAACTAAGATATTAGAGGCCGCAGGTTTGATAGTAGTAGAGTCTGTAACAAAGACGTTAAAATACTTAATAGATGAAGAAGATAAAGGAAGTACCAAACGCAAAAAAGCAGAAGAATATGGCGTAACAATAGTAACAAATCTAAAAGATTTTGTATCGAAAATTTAAAAAAGAGAAAAATAAATGACTGAAAAAGCTAAAAAATGGTCTGACCAAGCTGTTGCTCAACTTTTGTCCATCGTAGGCAATCAGAGTCCAGTAAGTGTCGAGCGGGTTGAGCAAGCAGCTGAAGCCTTGAACGTAACTGTACGTTCAGTAGGAGCCAAATTGCGTCAACTAGACCGTGAAGTTGCTTCTATGGCTAAGGAAAAGGTTTCTGCCTTTACACCTGAGCAGGGCGCTGCACTGTCTAACTTGGTAACAAGCAATTCTGGTGCAATGACTTATAAAGAAATCGCTGAACGCTTCGCGCAAGGTACTTTCACTGCTAAGCAAATTCAAGGCAAATTACTTGCTTTAGAATTGACTGGCAATGTTAAGCCAGCTGAAAAAGTTGAAGCTGCTCGTACATATACAGAGCAAGAAGAAGCCACATTTATCAAAATGGCTCAAGCAGGTAAATATATTGAAGAAATTGCTGTTGCCTTAGGTAAGAGCATCCCTTCAGTGCGTGGTAAAGCTCTCAGCTTGACACGTAAGGGTCAAATTGATCGTATCCCTGCACAAAAAGATAGCCATGCTAAAAACGTTATTGATCCAGTGCAAGCATTGGGCAACGATATCGTTAGCATGACAGTTGCTGAAATTGCTAAAGCTGTTGATAAGACAGAACGTGGTCTTAAGACCCTTCTTACTCGCCGTGGTATTTCCGTTAAGGATTATGATGGTGCAGCTAAGAAAGCCAAAGCCGAAGCTAAAGCAGCTTAATTGTAACACTTAAAGTTACTTAAAGGCCAGGAGTTATTTTTAGCTCTTGGCCTTTTTTATTTGTACTATGAAAATCACAATTACATACCACGATACAGATTCCTTCACTGCAGAAGAAGTAGTTAAGCAAGCTGAACATAACTATGGTAAGTCTATTAAAGTGGATATTACACCTGAGTCTAATAAGCCTCATGATTTAATATACTTTGGACTACAACAAATCATAACACACCAACAACTGGGACTTCTCTTTGACGATAAGTTTGGTTACCAGGCAAGTATTCAAAAATTACGCAATGAAACTCTATATAAATTACAAGAAATTTTAGACCAAGTAATTATTGACAACGAAAGTAAGGTAGAGTAAATGGATATTAGCGCAGTTGTCATTAATAAACTACTAACAGAAAAGAATTTAGATGTTTGGAGCAAATTAAAGCTCGCGTTTCTTGACCCTGCCTACTCCTCGGTATATAGTTTAATTACTAGATACTATGACAAGTATAGTACTATACCATCGTTCGATGATCTAGACGCTATTGCTAGAGAGGGGTTGGCACAAAAAACGCTAGCAACTCTTCGTCTTATTGATGAGACTGAAATTACTGCTGAAGTGGCATTAGATGCCCTTATAGATCAGTATACCCAAAATCAAGCTATTGCTTTATTGGATAAATTTATTGATAAATTACCAGTATACGATAGTACAGAAATAAAAGATAATTTAGCGAGTATAGTACTAACCTTAGATGAAAAAACTCTAACAACAGAGGGTGTGTATACCATGAACGATATCATGGTATTTGTTCGCCCTGATGAACTAGCTAAAAATCGTGTACACTTAGGATTGAATAATACTTTTGATTCTGTACTAGGTGGTGTAGCTAGACAAGAACTAATATTAATTGGTGGTAAGCGTGGCTCTGGTAAGTCTATTACTTGTAGTAATATTATGATTAACCAATATGAAGCGGGTAATGCTTGCATCTATTTTACTATTGAGATGGAAGCTCACGAGACACTACAACGCAACATGAGTATCTTAGCTAATGTTAATCACCAAAATCTTAAGAACAATACTTTAACTGATATTGAACTATTAAAAGTAGTAAAAGCTCGTGCAAATATGTACGAAGACTCTGACAAATTAGTAATGGATTTTCTTAAAGATAAAGATCAATATAAGTTTGAAGAAACCTTAGTAAGAGAATGTAGTCTTAAAGAACATAATCAAATGGTAATTATTGATGATAGGGCATTGACCCTAAGTTCGATAGATTTACACCTTGGAAAAATGAAATCCCGTTTTGGAGATAAGTTTGCGGTTGCCGTCATTGATTACTTAAATCAAATTGTAGTAGAGGGAGCTAGTCAATTCGATTGGCAACCACAAATTATTATCTCTAAGAAACTAAAAGAGATGGCACGTAAATATGACATCGTAATGGTTAGCCCATATCAAATTGATAATAGTGGTGAAACTCGATTTGCTAAAGGTATTCTAGATGCAGCAGATATTGCCTTGCTTATGGAAGCTAATACCAAGGAAGATGCCGCAATGAGTTTTGAAACCACAAAAATTCGTGGCGCTAAAGAAATGAAATTTACTAGCGGTATGGATTGGGAAAGTTTACGAATTAGTCCTATATCTATTGAAAAACCAACCCAACCAGAAGATAAACCTAAAAAGATTAAGCGAGCAGGTAAGGTAGAAGAACCTGCTGCTGATCTACCTTGGGATACATAATGAGCGACCCAGTACTAGAATTACTTAAAGATAAAGGTGTTGCTTTTTCTGTGTCTGGTAGAGACTATGTTACTAAATGTTTTAATCCTGACCACAACGACTCTAACCCTAGTTTTAGAATTGATAGAGGTACAGGAATAGCGCACTGTTTCTCTTGTGGCTTTAAAACAAATATATTTAAATATTATGGTTTATTAACTAATAATGTTTCAGTTAGAGTAGCCAAACTAAAAGAGAAACTTAATACTTTAAAAGAATCAACAAATGGTTTAGAGCCCTTAGACGGAGCTAAACCAATTAATCGTTCATTTAGAAATATATCTACACAGACATTAAAACACTTTAAAGCGTTTGAAACCGATCAAGTAGAAAAAATGATTGATAGAATTGTTTTCCCAATAACTGACGTTAGAGGAAAAACAATGTGCTATGTTGGAAGACATAGTATGTCAAATGGAAACCCTAGATATGTGAACTATCCTAGCGGCGCTTCTATTCCATTATTCCCAGCAAAATTTCAAGAAAAGCACAAAACCATTGTTCTAGTAGAAGGCATATTTGATATGCTTAATTGTTATGACAAAGGTTTAAAAAATACTGTATGTACTTTTGGTACAAGCAAATTACTAAACGAAACTAAAGAAAAAATGTTGAGTTATAAAGTTATGGGTATTGAAAAAGTATTCATTCTTTATGACGGAGACGAAGCAGGTAGAGAAGCCGCTAAAAAGATTAAACCTTTAATCGAAGAGGCCGGATTCTTAACCGAAATTATTGATTTACCAGAGGGACAAGATCCTGGTGTAATCACGCAAGAGGATGTAAACTCTTTAATAGAATATACAAAAATATGAAAAAAATTGCAATTATAGACAAAGCACCAAGTAAAAATAATTATAGTAATTATTTTAATTTTGATTTTGATCTCTATCATATGAGTTCAGTACCAATTACTAAGTTACTTAAAAAAGATGTAGACTTAGAAGTTAGTTTAGATGAGTATGACATGGTAGTTCTAGTAGGCTCTGAAGCCGCAAAAGAATATGCAAAGATTAGTTCAGTAACTAATTATGCAGGACAGTTAATGCATGACAAATTTGTATGCATTACAAATCCAGCAATGCTACACTTTAAGCCAGAAGGAAAACCAGACTTCCAGAGATCAGTTGACCGTATTCATAAGTATGTTGAGGGTAGTATTAGTAACGCCAGTATTACAGGTGATTACTTAGGTATCGTTGATACAAAGCAAGCAGTAAAATTTCTAACAGAAGTTTTAGAAAATGCTCAAGGCTATGTAGCAATGGATACAGAAACTACTGCTCTATACCCAAGAGACGGATATGTGCTAGGTCTATCCATTAGTTATAAGGATAAACACGGTGCTTACATATCTACTGATTGTCTTGATAGTGTATGTACTGATCTCTTAGAAGAGATCGTTAAAAAGTACGATATAGTTTTTCACAATATGAAATTTGACATTAAAATGATCGAATATCATATTGGTCTTAAATTTAATAGAGATAGGGTACATGACACAATGTTAATGCACTATGCTCTAGATGAAAATGATAGTCACGGATTAAAACAACTAGCTCTAAAGTATACAGAGTATGGTGACTATGACTCTGAACTAGATGACTTTAAAAAGACATACTGTTCAAGTAAAAGTATGCTACTTGAAGATTTTACCTATGATCTTATTCCGTTTGATGTAATATCAAAGTATGCTGCTATTGATACAGCAGTAACAATTACTCTATTTAATAAGTTCTGGCCTAATCTTCAAAATAATCTTAAAATTCTATCAGTGTATAAAACAATTTTAATTCCTGGCACCTTATTCCTTATGGATATGGAAGAAGTAGGAATCCCTATTGATAGAGAAAGAATGACAGCGGCTGAAGGCTTTTTAGATACACAAATTGCTGAGGCTAAACAAGCTGTTTATGGTTTTGAACACGTTAAACAATTCGAAGCAGATGCTGGGATTATATTTAACCCAAACTCAGTACAACAGTTACGTAAAGTATTGTTTGACTATGTTAAGCTTACTCCTACAGGAAAGAAAACAGGCACTGGAGCAATATCTACAGATGCCGAGGTATTAGAAGAGCTATCAGAGAAACATCCCCTTCCTGCTGCTATTTTAAAAGTACGTCAGCTTGGAAAGATTAAGAATACTTACATTAGTAAAATTTTACCGGAACTTGATAAAGATGAACGAATTCGTACAAACTTTAATCTTATTTTTACCACTAGCGGGCGTTTGTCTAGTAGTGGCAAGTTTAATGCTCAGCAAATACCTAGAGATAATCCAATCATTAAAGGGTGTATTAAAGCACCTAAAGGATATAAAATAGTATCTCAAGATTTGACTACTGCTGAAATGTATTACGCAGCAGTATTAAGTAATGATAAAAATCTGCAACAAGTTTTTACTAGCGGTGGCGACTTTCACTCAACTATTGCTAAAATGGTGTTTGATCTAACTTGTGAAGTTGATGATGTTAAGAATAAGTTTGGTTCTATGCGTCAATCTGCTAAAGCAATTTCTTTTGGTATTCTGTATGGTTCTGGACCACAGAAAGTATCAGATACAGTATCTAAATCAACTGGAGAATATTATGGTATCGATAGAGCAAAACAAGATATTAAGTCCTACTTTGATAAGTTTAACAAACTCAAAGGTTGGCTTAAGTCGCGCAAAGAATTTATTGAAGCTAATGGTTATACTTATAGTTTCTTTGGTAGGAAGCGTCGTCTTATCAATGTGTTTTCCTCTGATAAAGGAATTGCGGCGCACGAAGTTAGAAGTGGTATTAACGCAGAAATACAATCCCTAGCCTCAGACATGAATCTATTTGGGGCTATGGATACTATCAGTGAAATTAAATCTAAAAATATAGATGCACAAATATTTATGTTGGTTCATGACTCAATAGTAGCTTTAGTTAAAGACGAATGTGTAGAAGAATATTGCGAAATCTTAAAAAGAAATACTCAAAAAGATCGCGGATGCTCAATTAAAGGACACCCTATTGGAGTAGATCAAGAAATAGGTCAGGATTACAGCTTTGGAAAATTCGATAAACAGTATCTCATTGAAGGAACTAGCTTATCCAATATTTAAACTAGGTTTAAATAAACCGGAAACTGTTGATGGGGTAATATTTTACTTATATCAATATGTTTCCGATGAGCAGGAACAAGTTAGTAAATTAAAAATAGTAGATGATCTAAATATTAAAAAAGATACTTTATCCTTACGCAGACTTAAATTAAAATCAGAAAATATTGATTTATTTAAAATAAGTAAAGCAATTTACTTTTTAGGTGATTTAATAAAATTATCTACACCACATACTTGGTTTATAGATTCCAAAGGTGTAATATTTAAATATATAAAAAGCACTAAAGCTGAATTAACTTTTCATAAAGTTATACAAGTAATACCAATTAAAACTGGTGGTGCTATAATAGAAGTAGAAAATATAAGTACTAGATTTAAAGCCTTATATACTCCTGAAAGTGCTAATAGATATGCAGGCATTTTAAACTATGGAAAATCTTTAATTTTATATGGTTTTTATAGTCAGGAACACTCAAAAACTTGGAGAAGGATATAATGGCAAAAGCTATAATTTCAAATAAAATATATTTGGATGTTACGCCTGAGATAGCAAAAAAATTAATTAATAATCTTACTTATAAAATACGTAGAAATATTCCTGGTGTTAAAAACCATTTTGTACAATACGATATAATAAAAAACTATAAAGTACTTCCTAATAGTATTATGTCTATACCAGTTGGTAGAATTGATTTAATTCCTGAGAATTATGAAATTCAAGATAAAAGAATTATATGTGATCTTCCCTTCCCTGACCCTAAATTTCCACTAAGAGGAACACAACTTGACGTATTTAATGAAGTAGATGATACTTGCTTTATTAATGCTATGGTAGGTTGGGGTAAGACATTCACTGCCCTACATATTGCTAGGAAGCTAGGTCAAAAGACTTTGATTGTATGCCATAATACAATGCTTAGAGATCAGTGGGTAGAAGAAGTAGAAAAACTATTTGAAATGCCTGTAGGTGTAATTGGTTCAGGAGAGTTTGATATTGATCACTCTATAGTTGTAGGCAATATTCAAACCTTAACTAAGTTAGTGCCTAAAATTTGCAAAGAGTTTGGTACTGTTATAGTTGACGAAGCACACCACTGCCCCGCCAGTACTTTTACAACATTTATTGATGGTATGTATGCTAGATATAAAATAGGTCTTAGTGGTACTATGCAGCGTAAAGATGGCAAGCAAGTACTATTTAGAGACTTCTTCGGCAGTAAACTATATCAACCACCTCAAGAAAACACATTAACACCTACAGTTCAAATAGTAAAAACTGGAATTGCGCTGTCTCCTGGAGACACTTGGGTTAAGAAAATTAACAACTTACTATATGACACAGATTATCAAAGATTTATAGCTGCAGCAGCAAATCTTCAGATTGCTAAAGGTCATAAAGTGCTTATAGTTGCAGATAGGGTAGAGTTTTTACAACAAGTAGGAGAACTAATTGGTGAAACGTGTGTGTGCATTACTGGTGGAACAACCTATGAAGAAAGAGTCCTGCTCAAAGAACAAGTTGAATCAGGAAAAAAGAATTGCATTGCTGGAAGCCGACAAATCTTTGCAGAAGGTATATCGGTCAATATCCTTAGCTGTGTAATCTTAGCAGTACCTATCGCCAATGATGGTTTACTAGAACAAATTATTGGGCGAATAATGCGTCAGCATGAAAATAAATTATCGCCCTTAGTTCTAGATATGCAGTTTAGTGGGGTAAGCGATAGAAAACAAAACAAAGACCGTATAGCATTTTATTTGCGAAAGGGATGGACTATATTAGGCTTGTAAAAAATACACTTGCAAATGTATTTAAACAGTGATATAATATATGTTCCAGCAGTAATTATGGCTCTATTCTTTAACCTAAAAACACTTGAAGAACAGTCAAACGGTGATGCGAGTAAATTTATGGCTATGCTAGAATATCATTATTCTAAAAAATTGCCATTAAAGTACTCTAGGTTTAAACCAAGCAAAATACCTCTAACTGGTAGCTGTTTTATATTAAATCCAGCACCCCTATTTGCAGATAAGTCAACAGATATACTATTCAAAATTCAATATCTAAAACTAGCAGCTAGACGTGATTACAATTTATATAAACAGTACAAATATCGAGGATTAGAATTATCCTATTTCCCCGATATAAACATTGATCTAATTAAAAACAATCCGTTATTAATAATAACAGAAACAGAAATACTCTTTAAATACGAGGAAAATTAAAAATGGCATTAGCATTTACAGCAACTAAAGGTAAAGCAGTTAAAAAATCTTTTGACGCCTTTGAATACAAAGACGGAGAAAATACAATACGATTAATTGGGGGAATTTTACCTCGTTACGTTTATTGGTTAAAAGGTACTAACGGAAAGGATATTCCCGTTGAGTGTTTAGCTTTTGATCGTGATGCAGAAAAATTTAACAATAAAGAACATGATCATGTTCCTGAATATTTTTCTGATAAGAAGTGTTCTTGGTCTTACAGTGCTAACTGTATTGACTTAAAAGATGGGAAAGTAAAAATCCTTAATTTGAAAAAGAAATTATTTGAACAAATTTGTTCAGCTGCAGAAGATTTAGGCGATCCTACGGATACTGATACAGGGTGGGATGTTGTATTCAAACGTGTTAAGACCGGACCCTTGCCATTTAACGTAGAATATACTTTATCAGTATTACGTTGCAAGAAACGCCCACTTACTGACGAAGAAAAACAGGCGGCGACAGCTTCTGAAAGTATTGATATGAAATATCCACGTCAAACTGCAGAAGAAGTAAAAGCTACACTAGAACGTATTGTTACTGGAGCTGTACCGGAAGAAGATTCTGCTACAGACTCTGAAGCAGTTAGCGATTTAACAGCTTAATAATAAAGCCCCTAAGTATCACTAACTTAGGGGCTTTTTTGACTATAAATAATGAAAGTTTTATTCACAGCAGATATTCATATTAAATTAGGTCAAAAAAATGTTCCTGTAGAGTGGGCTAAAAATCGCTATGAACTGTTTATTAAACAGCTTAGAGATATTCAACAAGAATGTGACCTTTTAGTATTGGGCGGCGATATATTTGATCGTATGCCTACAATGGATGAGTTAGAAATATATTTTGATCTAATATCCTCCATTTCGATTCCTTGCATTATATATGCTGGCAATCACGAAGCTTTAAAGAAAGATACTACTTTCTTTACTAGTTTAAAGCGTAGTACACAGAGACTAAACAAAGATGTTACAGTAATAGATGATTTTTATTCTTTAGAAGATATGGATTTTATTCCGTATAATAAACTAAAAGATTTTGAAGCATCTCCACACATAAATCCTGGTAAGATATGTTTTACTCATGTTCGTGGGGAAATACCCCCGCACGTAAAACCTGAAATGGATCTAGAGCTGTTTGCCGACTACGATGTTGTTTTAGCAGGGGATTTACACAGTTATGAAAATTCTCAAAGAAACATTCTCTATCCTGGAAGTCCAGTCACTACTAGCTTTCATCGTCATAATGTGGCTACTGGAGTTATTATACTTGATACGGATAGTTTAGAACATGAGTGGCGAGAACTACAGCTACCACAACTTATTCGTAAG